AAGGTGCGGGACTGGATCGCTGCCGTCGGTGCCAAGACGGCTTACATCGAACCCGGATCACCTTGGGAGAACGGATATTGCGAAAGCTTCAACGCCCGTTTCCGCGACGAATTGCTCAATGGCGAAATGTTCTACACCTTGCGCGAGGCACAAATACTGATCGAGCAATGGCGAATCCACTACAACACCGTCAGGCCGCACAGCGCATTAGGTCATCGACCGCCCGCGCCAGAAAGCATCGTTCCGATAGACCAGAGGCCCACAATGCACTAACAATTAACCTGGACCACCCGACGGGGGCACGCCACCGTCTCGAACCGGTCCACCAGATCAATCAGTGATCCGGCTTCAAGGCCCGCTTCAAGTTCGGCCAATGCCCCAAGCGTCAGCTTGAGAACCTGCCGCTCTCCGTCGATGACCAACGCCACCTCACCTGCCCAGGGGTTCGCCATGGGTCACAGCACAGTAAAGGTCAGCTGACCCGCCGAGGCGAGCGCAACCTCATAGGTCGCCTCGCCATCATGGGTGCCGCCATATTCGATCGCCGTGACCTGAAACGCACCCTCGATGGTGCCAAAATCGGGGATCACCACCTGAAAATCGGGTGTTTCGCCATCAAAGAAAATCTGGCGCGCGCGCTCGTCACTGGCCGCATCGCGGAAGATGCCAGACCCGCTGATACTGGCCGATTTCACACCGGCACCGGCCAGCAACTCGCGCCAGCCCCCCGCCGATTCAAGGCTGGTGACATCGACGCTCTCGGCGTTAAAGCTGACCCGCGTTGCACGCAGCCCGGCCACCGTTTCAAAATTACCGCTGCCATTGAGATCAATCTTGATCAGCAGGTCCTTGCCATTCTGTACTGCCATTGGTCTTATCTCCAATAAATCATAGGGTTATGGGGTGTCGTCCACGCGCGCCCGAAACGTCAGGTCGATCCGGCGCAACTGACCGCCGCTCTCTCGTCGGGCGCGGGCGCGCAGGAAATCAAGGTTGCTCAGCCGCCCACGCGCCAGCGTAAGATCGGCCCCGACAAGTGCGTCACTGACCGCGCTGGCCACCTCTTTCGCGGCCAGAAAACCGGCGTTTTCGGTAACGACCGAAACGGTGAACCGGTGCCAGGCGCCCCCGGCGGTGGCATCTGATCGGTCACGCACGTCTTCGGGGCCGAGCGTGACATGGGTCTGCGGCACCTGGCCGGCGGGGATCGCATCAAAGATCGCGTCCCCGACCAAAGCCGCCAACCCGCTATCTGCGGAAAGACGTTGAAAAACCGCCTCTTGCAGGGCCGCCTCTACGGCATAGCTCATAGCACCACCTCCTCTTGCGCCCAGCAGGTCAGAAACCGCCCCGCCGCATCCCGCTCGGTCACCGACTGAATAACAAATAGCCGGGACCCATCGCGAAACCGCTGACCGGGCTTGGGGCGCGCCGGGCTGTCTTGTGGCGCGGCGCGCACCGTGATCCGAAAGGTGGCACGCGACAGGCTTACCGCCGCACCGGCCACTCCACGCCCCGTGCGCGCCACCACCTCGGCCCAAAGCGTGCCACGCGGTAGCCAGGCCTCGATGAACCCGCCCGCGCCATCGGGCTGGCGATCCGGCACCTCAAGCACAAGCTCCCGATTAAGGTGAACGGGGCCCATCATGCACCCCTCCCACCAAGCAGACGCACCGTGCGATAGCGCTCGATCAGGCTTGAAACCCCGAACGGCATACAGCCATCGCCAAGACCCGTCTCATGGCGGTACTCATAATAATGCGCCGCCAGCAACAGCACCGCCTGCGCCAGATCCGCCGGCAGATCGCCCCATGCCACGCCATACCCGGCGCGAAACACGATCTCGACCGTGCCCCCCGGCGCAATCGGCGCAAGCATCGTGCCGCTCGGTCGCAGGATCGGGCGATGCGCGTCCTGCTCAAGGCGATAGTGATCGGGGGTGACCAGATCGGCCTCATCGGCGCGGTTGCGCAAGCTGAGGCTGACGATCTCGACGACCGGCGCCACCGGCAAGGCTTGGCCTTGGCCATCGCGCCAGGCGCTCAGCACCCAGGAAAACTCTCTTTCAATCAGAACCTTACCCGTGCGCGCCTCAATCGCGGCCATGGCGGCGCGCAGAAAACTTTCCAGAACCGGGTCCTGAATATCGTCATCCGCAAACCCCGTCCCCAGCCGCAGATGCGCCTTGAATTCCGCCAGCGGCAGCGCGGCCAGGGGAACCGCAGTTTCTTCGATTAACATCATGGACCTACTCCATACATCCCGGACCCCTCCGGTGGTTCAGGCGCGCACCACCTCGCGTCGCTCGGACGGAGGGGAAGAGCTGGACAACGCCAATATGCGGCAGCACGCGCCCCAGGACGGAGGCCATCATGCCCCCGCCCCGCTTCGCCCGTCCTTAGGAGAGGGCGAATTTCAAAAGCTTGATCGCCTTGAAGTCGCTCACATCACCACCCACACGCTTGGTTGCGTAGAACAGGACATGCGGCTTGGCACTGTAGGGATCGCGCAGCACGCGCAGATCGGGGCGCTCGGCCACGATATAACCGGCGCGGAAATCGCCAAAGGCAATCGCATCCGCGCCCGTGGCGATATCCGGCATGTCCTCGGCAATCAGAACCGGATAGCCCATCAGACGCGCAGGCTCACCCGCCGCAAGACCATCCGACCACAGGAACCGCCCATCCGCATCCTTGAGCTTGCGCACAGTGCCTGCGGTTTTCGAGTTCATGACAAAGCTGGCATTGGCGCGGTATTCGGCGCCAAGCGCATAGACCAGATCGACAATAGGATCGGCCCCGCCAATCGCGCCGTCGGCCCCGGTCGGCACATAGCCAAGGTTGCCCCAGACCCAGACATCGTTGTCAACGCTCGGATGGGTCAGGAAACCGCGCGGCTTGTCCACACCATCGCCGCTCACAAAAGCTGCGGCTTCGGCGCGGGCAAACTTGTCGGCAATCCGGCCTGCAAGCCAACCCTCGACGTCAAACGCGCTGTCGTCCAGCAGACGCTGGCTAGCCTTCGGCAGCGCGCTCAGCTCGTGCAGCGGGATGGTAATCCGGTCAATCACCGGCGTCGCGGTCTCTGCCGTGCCCGCCGTTTCGGTCGCCCAGCCATGGCCGACATCGGTATGGTCAATCAGCACGTCAAAGCTTGTCGCCTCGACCCCCACGACATTGGCCACGGCCCGGATCGACGCGGTCGAGCTCAGAACCGACTGGATCGTCTCGGCGGTCTGCGGATCAACCAGATAGCCACCATCGCCAGCCACAGCGGTATTGAGCGCCTTGCCCTCAAGCTCAAGACCGCGCAGGCCATCATCGTCGCCCGCCCGCAGATAGGCGTCAAACGCCTTGCGATGGGGTGCATATGTGTCACCTGCGGCGGCCAGTTGCGGGCGCTGAAGGCCAAGAGGTTTGCGTTCAAACATGGTCATCTTCTCTTCTTGCTGTTGAAGTCGGTTGTGAACATCGGACTGAAAGCCCTTGAATTCGCTCATGAACCCCGCGATTGCGGATTTCACTTCGGCCGCCGGAGAAAGATCTTCCCCGGTCCGAGAGGTTGCCTCGGTTTTGCTCATCATAAGATCCTGTAGCTTTGGTCCTGTTGGGCGCGTTACATCTGCGCCATCTCCCGGCGGGCGTCCTCAAAGGCCGCCGCCAACTCGCGCAGGGTGTCTTCGGCCAGGCCATCGCCCTTGGCCGCAACCCGCGCACTGGGCAGCATCGGAAAGGTCACAAGCGACACCTCCCAAAGCTCCAGTTCCGTCAAGAGCCTGCGGCCCTTGTCATTCTTGCTGGCGCGGAGCGTGCGATAGCCGATGCTCAGCCCGTCAATCGCACCCGCCGCAATAAGCGCCGCCGCCTCTCGGACCCGCCCGACGCTTTCCAAAAGGCGACCCTTCACGAAAAGCCCCCGCGCATCCTCGCGCACCTCGTCCCAGACGCCGATCGGCTGGCTCGGGTCGTGCTGCCAAAGCATCTTGACCTTGCGCCCCTCGGTCACAAGCCGCGTTAGCGATTTGGCATAGGCCCCCGCCTCCACGATATCACCGCCCTGATCGGTGGCCCCGAACAGACTTGCATAGCCTTCGATCGCACAGCCATCGGTCACGCTCAGCGCATCATCATCAAACCGCGCGAATTTGCGCTCCAGTCCCGTTTCCATATCCATTTGCCTCATCCTTTTGCCCAAGGAGGGGATCACCCCACTCATCCCGTTCACGGCAGCGCGGCCAAGATCGGCTGAAATGCCTGCACCAGAATGGCCGCCACCACGCCATAGACCGCCAGCCACAACCGCCGCTCCAACCTCTCCAGCGCGGCTTCCATCCGCATCAGCCGGTCGCTCAGCGCGCGGGTCTGCAATTCGGCCACCCTTTCATGCGCCTCAAGCCGCAACGCCGGTGCGCAATCAAAGGCCTCAAACCCGTAACGCTGCGGCGGGTGCTGCTCAGCCATTCAAATCCCCCTCGGCCAATGCCGGAAGCCCCAGCAGTTCGCGTTTTTCCGCATCGGTCAGAAAATCGGCGGTGGCCACCCGGCTCCACTGCGCATCGCGCTCGGCCGCAAGGGCCGGCACCTGATCAAGGTCGGGGCGCAACTCAAGCATCTCGCCGCTGAACCCCGCAAGCCAGTTCGTCACCGACGCCGCCACCCGCGTGGCCAGCGGCAAAACCGTCAGCCGATAGAATGCCCGATTGGCCTCCTGGTAATTCGAAAACGTCGCATCACCGGGGATACCAAGCAGCATCGGCGGCACCCCAAACGCCAGGGCAATCTCGCGCGCCGCACTTTCCTTGGTCTTCTGGAATTCCATATCCGAGGGGCTGAACCCCATCGGTTTCCAGTCAAGCCCGCCCTCCAAAAGCATCGGGCGACCGGCATTGCGCGCGCCCTGGTGATGGGCCTCCATCTCGCTCACCAGCCGCTCATACTGATCGTTGCTCAGGCTGCCCTGCCCCTCGGCCCCGCGATAGACAATCGCACCGCTGGGACGTGCCGCATTGTCGAGCAACGCCTTGGACCAGCGGCTTGCGGAATTATGCACATCCACCGCCTGCGCCGCCGCCTGCAAGGGTGACAAACCATAATGATCGTCCTGCGGATGAAAGCTTTTGACATGGCAGACAACCGGATTGCCCTCGCTCACGTCAAACCGGTGCTTGCGCCCTGAAACCGCATATTCATAGGCAATCGGCCAGCCATCGGCGCCCGGCACCACACTCATCCGATCCGAGCGCAACACATGAAGCTCAAGCGGCACACCCTGGCCTGCGCCAACCGCCTCGACATAGGCATTGCCGGTCAAAAGCAACTGACCATAGAGCGCCTCGAAAAGTTCGGCCCGCCCCTGCGCCGGGTTCGGCGCCTTGATCAGGTCAAGCAACGGATGCTCCGAAAAGCGGCGCTCGCAATCCTGCAACACCAAAGGCAGCGCCGCCGCCGCCTCGGCGATCATCTTGACACAGCGAAATCCAACCGGATTGCCAGCAAAGCCGATGCGCGTCAGGGTCACCGTATCGCGCGGGCTCCATGCCACACGACCGGCGCCATGCCAGGCCATGACCCGCCCCGTGGCACTGGCTTTTTGCTCGGGCGTCACCGCCGGTTCCGCACTGCCCTGCCGGAAGAAGTCCAATATCATCTCGCGTTCTCCTTGGTCCTGCATCCATTGGGCTCATTGCCCGCTTGTCGCCATCAGACGCTCAAAGGTTTAAGAAAAATAAACCACACCGTGCGCCGCCGCCCACAGGCCCTCGGACGCTGCCAAAACGCTCTTACCCTTTGTTTTTCATAGAGAAATGAAAACCACTCCCAGAACCAAAAACAAAAAAGGCGCGGCGACCTTTCAGCCGCCGCACCAGATTTATCCCGTTCAATCCCCAAAGCCGCGCCGTCACACCGCGCGCACACTCGGGTTGCGCCATTTGGCGGCCGGCTCCAGAATGAGATCGCTGATCGCCCAGACAAGTGCATCCACCCGGTCCGGGCTACCCTTGCCCTCGAACCCACGCGCCGTCATCGCGCACATCTGATCCTCAAGCGCGCTCAGCCCGCGCAGATGCAAGATACGGCCCTGCTCATAAAGCGCCGCCACCGGCTCTGCGCGGGCAACCTTGCCCCGGCTGGCATGCACCTTGCGAAACGGCACCAGCGGATCGACCTGCCGGATCACCTGCTCAACCATGTCGCCGCCCTGGTTGACCTCAGCCACAAGCCGCTCTGCCCCCCATTGCTCCATCGCGCGGATGGCCGCATTGGCCCACCGCGTCGGACTAGCGGCGCTGATGCTGCAATCGGCAAGCACATAGGCCCGCCAATCCTGCACCGGCCCGCTGGTCACCGCGCCGACAACCACGATCCCGCATTCATCCGATCCGCTATGCCCGGTTACAGGCGGGTCGACCGCCACGATCACCCGGTCCATCTCGGGCACCTGGTCAATCCGAGCCGCCTCCAGCATCCCAGAGGTCCAGAGCGCATCCTCGGCCTCATCCACCAGAATACCGTCAAGCTCCTGCCGCCCAAGCCTTGTTCCGGCATAGCGCGTCCGTACCTCCTCCAGAAAGCTCTCGGCAAGATAGGCCCGGTTGGCCTCGGTCGGCGCATTTGTCACCACTGTGCTTGGCGCCGCCAACAGCTCCTTCAAAACGCCCACATTGCGCGGCGTGGTCGTGACACAAACTCTTGGATCGTCGCCCAACCGCATCCCGAACTGAAGCATATCCCAGGTCGCGCGGGCCTTCTTCCACTTGGCCAGCTCATCGACCCAGGCGCCATCGAACTGCGGCCCCCGCAAGCCCTCGGGATCATGCGCCGAAAATACCTGCGCCGTGGCCCCGTTGGGCCAGATAAGCCGTTTGCGCGTCGCCTGCCATACCGGGCGCCGATCGGGTGGCGAACAGGCCATGATGCCGCTTTCGCCAAACACCATGACCTCTCGCACCTGATCAATCGTCTCGCCGACAAGCGCCAGACGCTGACAGCGGCCCTTGTCCAAGGGCCGCGCGCCCTCCACTTGTGCACGCACCCATTCGGCCCCGGCGCGGGTCTTGCCTGCCCCGCGCCCCCCCATGATCACCCAGGTGCGCCAATCGCCCTCTGGCGCAATCTGATGATCCAGCGCCCAGAACTCGAACAGATAGGGCAGCGCCATAAGCTCGCCATCACTCAGCGCATCGAGGAATTCGTCCTGGGCATCTTGCCCTTCTGAGACGATCCAGCCGGCACCCGATCTGAGCCCGTGCATCGTCGAAATCGAGGGCATAGTCGTTGACGATGCCTCGGTCTTGTTTTTTACGTTTTTCAA